ACTCAATGGGGTCCTCGGCGCGCAGGCGGGCCCAGTCGGGCTCGGCCTCCGCTTGTGGCGCTACCTGCTGCTGTAGCGCGGAAAGGAGCTGCGCGTACTGCGCGCGCTCCGCACGGATCGCCTCGGCCTCGGCCCTGAGCGCCTTGCGCTCCTCGGCCACGGCCATCGTCTTCCGTGTGTAGTCCTGCGTCCGCGAGTAGCCCTTGACCAACTCGTCGACCGTGACCTCGACCTCTTGACCGTCGACCTTGACGGTGTAGGTGGGCTGCGGCTCGGGCTCGTCGCCGTCTTCCTCGTCGTCATCAGGATCGGACTCCTCGTCCTCGGCCTGGGCCTCGGGCTCGTCGTCCTCTACGGCCTCGGGCTCGTCGCCCTCGGCCTGCGCCTCGCTCTCGTCCTGGGTGTCGGCGTCGCCGGTCAGAATTCGTGCGAATGCATCGGTGGCAGCGTCGATGCTGCCGTCGGTTGATCCGGTGGAATTGCTGCTGCCATCCGTACCGGTGGTGGTGCTTGTCATTAGGTTATCGGTCCAGCGTCAGGTTGTCATCGGCGCAGGCGGTCGAGCTGGATCGCGCCGCCGTCGGCGTAGGAGCGCAGCACGCGCTGCACGCCCTCGAGCACGCCGACCGCGAGCCACAGCCGCTCGCGCTCCTCGGTCGCCTCGATCGCGGTCGATCGCCACGCGGTCAGGAACTCGGCCCCGAGCTGCGCGAAGGCGTCCTGCAGGACCTCGTCCTCGAGCAGCTCCCGGGCGCGGTGCCCGCGGGCGATCTCCTCGCCGGGCGTCACTGCAGGCCCCCAGGAGGCTCAGGCGGGCCCGACGGGGGATCTTGCATGGGCGGCTGCATCTCGGGCGCGGCGGGCTCTTGCGGGGGCTGCTGCGCGGCCTGGATCTCGGCGACGGACTCGGCCTGCAGGGCGCGGATCAGCTCGCGGTCCCGGTCGATCATTCCCTTGATCTCGGCGACGTCGACCGTGTTCTGGTACTTGAGCTCGATCTCGCGCGCACGCAGCATCACGTCGGCCTCGAGCCGGTCGCGCTCGCGATCGTCGGCCGCGGAGGCCTTTTGCCGCTCGAGCTCGAGCTTCGCCGCGTCGGTCGCGATCGAGGCCTTGATCTTCTCGGCCTCGACCTGCGCCAGGATCTGCGTCGGGTCGGGCGGCGGCGCCGGCGGCTGCGGCGGCTGCCAGTCGGCAGGCACCGCGCTGAAGAACTGGCTCGGGTCGCGGAAGCCGGAGAGCTCGGCGATCTTCGCGAGCGTGTTCCGGTATTGCGCCAGGCTCACCATCGGGTTCGCGATCCCGTAGGTCTGCAGGATCATCTCCTGCTTGGCCGCGATCTGCGCGAGCACCGCCACGCGCTCCTCGTTGCTGGTCGCCGAGAGCGCGACGTTGACCTCGACGTCCATGTCCGCGTCCCAGGCCCGCGGGTCGACCTGCACGAACGTGCCACGCATGCGCAGCATCAGCGGCCGGTCCTGGTGCCGCACGAACATCCGCAGCAGGCCGCGGTACAGGCGCTTCAAGCCCGTCTCGGCGAAGATCCGCGCGACGAGCTCGATCCGCCCCTGCGCGGCGCTGATCGTGGCCGCCACAGCAGCACGCGTGCTCGACTGCAGCGAGTCCGCGTTAAGCCCCTGGCTCGCCCGGCTCATCCCGGTCCGGGTCTCCTTCAACGTGTCCAGGTACTCAAGCAGCGGGAACGCCTGCTGCCCCACGAACGGCATCGCGAGCGGCTGCACCATCCCCGGCGCACGCATCCGGACGATCCCGCCGGTCTCCACCGACATCACGTCGGGCATGTTGACCTGGCCCTCGACCACGGCGGTGCGCGGGTGGATCGACTGCGCGAGGCTGTCGAACACGTCACGCATGACCTGGGACTTCGACTCCTGGATGTCGAAGAGCTTGTCGGCCTCGGACTGCCCCACGAACGTGTGCGGCTCGGGGTCCGGGCAGAAGTCGGCGAAGGGAATCTCGTCGGCGCCCTCGACATGCAGGACCTCGTGCGCGGTCCCGATGCAGCACACGCGCAGCAGCTCGGCCACGCCGTCGCCGTCCTGGTCGTACCGGGTCCAGACCTCGATGTAGAGCACACGGCGCGATGCCGGGTCGTTGCGGTCGGTCTCGCCCCACTGGTCCGGGTTCCTGGCGACGCGCTCCTCGTCGTAGTCGAACTCCTCGTCGCCGGAGCCCGCGTGCGGCAGGACGTCCTCCTCAGCGTAGCCCAGCGCGACCAGGTCCGAGACCGTCATCGTGCGGCGGTGCCCGACCATTGAGGCGGTGTCGATGTCACGCGCCCGGCGGTCGATCAGGAACTCCTCGGGCGGGACGGCGGCGACGCAGTAGCGGCTGTCGCGGCTCACGCGGCGCAGGCGCAGCCGGTTCTCGACCTGCGCCGGCAGCGGCTGCCCGTCCGGGCCGACCCCCTCGGGCACGATCACCTCCTGGGTGATCTCGATGGGCTCGACGTCAGGCTCCTGCAGCAGCAGCGCGACCTGCGCGTCGTCCAGGCCCGAGAACTCGCTCTCGGTGGCGGTCACTTTTTCTTCGTGCCACCACTTCACGACGCCCGTCTTTCGCAGCAGCGCGTCCTTGAAGACCGACCATAGGATCAGGAACCCCGGGTTCTGCTTGGTCACGACGTGGTGCGCAAACGCCGTCGCCTGCTCGGCGAACTGCACGTCCTCGGGCCCGACCGGCACGTACTCGGCGATCCGCTCCGAGCCCATGAAGATCCTCATGAGCGGCGGCATCATCCCGATCACAGCGTCACGCACGTCGGTCGAGACGTGCAGGCTGCGGCCGCGGTCGTCGCTGTCGCCTACGAAGGCCTCGCCCTTGTAGTACCGGGTCGCCTTCTCGCGGTCGGCCTTGAGGTGGTCGCCGTAGTCGATCGCGTCACGGATCTCGGCCGCGACGGCCGACTGCAGCTCACGCAGGGCCGTCTCGGCCTGCGCTCCGTCGTCGTCGATGAGCTCGTCGTCGTCCACGGGAGACACTACGGGTAGTGGTTGCACCCATAATTATCCCGCTATCTAGTGTTTGCGCCGCAGTTGCGGTGCCCTTACCGCAGCCGCGGTATGCGGCGCTCGAGCGGCTTGTTCCAGGAGCTGGCCGGGCCGCCGCCGTGCAGGGCGGTCGCGGCGTGCGAGGCGAACGTCAACACGAACGCGTCGGCGATGTCCGGCGACGGGAGCCCGCGGCGGCGGATGTCGTCCTTGCTCTCGATCTGCAGCTTGCCGTTGCTGGTGAAGAGGTACCGCACGGTCGCGAGCTCGCTGATCAGGCGCTCGTCACGCGGCAGCCGGCAGTCGCGGCGCTCGAGCCAGGCCTTCGCCCGGCCCCAGAGCTCGGCGCGCAGGTTCCGGTAGGTCCCGCCCATCGCGGGGGACTCGCTGACGTTGATCCCGCGCACCGGCAGGTCCAGCTCGCGCAGGCGGTCCACCACGCCCGCGCCCAGGCCGATCGCGTCGACCAGTATCTCGAGCGGGCGCTCGGCGGCGGGCAGGGCCTCGTACTCGGCGACGACGGCGCCGGTCAGCTGCATCAGGTCCAGGTTGCGCCAGGTCCGCAGCTCCGTCACGGCGTTGCTCTTCCTCTTGCACAGCGCGCTCGCGTCGCTGCCGAAGCGGGCCACGTCCAGGCCCCAGACGACCGCCGCGCTCGGGCTCGTCGCGACATCACGCTCCACCGCCGACGAGATCAGGTCCATCGAGATCATCGTGTCGTCGTCGGCGAGCGGGAACTCCCCCAGGACACGGATCCGGTACGCGTTGCTGGCCTCGCCGTACCGGGTCGCCATCTCCTTGACGTAGGCCTCGGAGACGCGCGGGCTGTCGACACAGGACACCCGCAGGGTCCACCACTCGTTGGCGAGCCGGTTGTGGGTGTCGTAGAAGTAGCCGCTGGAGCGGACCGGGTTCCCCAGCAGTATCGTCACAGCGCTGTGCCCGGACATTGAGCCTGCGGCGGCCTCGAAGACCGCCTCGGGGACCCCGCTGGCCTCGTCGGCGACGAGCATCACGTGCTCGCTGTGGATGCCCTGCAGCGCCTCCGGCTGCTCGGCGCGGCTGGTCCTGGCCGAGATGAAGGCCTCGGTCGGGCTGGGGCGCAGCTCGACCCGCTCCTGCTTGGCCTCAAGCAGCGGCTCGAGCGCGGGCGGGAGCTCCTTGATCCAGCGCTTGAGCTCGGCGAAGAGCGCGTCGTAGAGCTGCGCGCTCGTCGGGGCCGTGACCACGACCTTCACGGGGTACCGGGTGAGCAGGTACCACAGCATCGCCCAGGAGGCGCTGCTCGACTTCCCCACCCCGTGCCCAGAGCGGATGCTGATCTTGCGGTGCCCGGCGGCGATCGCGCCCAGGAACTCCTGCTGCCAGGGGTCGGGCTCGACGTTCAGTATCTCCCGGCAAAACGCGACCGGGTCGGGTCGGTACTTCTTGATGAAGCCGACGAAGGGGTTGCTGGCCTCGTCGGTCGGGACCTGCTTCTGCGTCACGCGGCCACCTTCGCCAGCAGCCGCGTCACGGTCGTCGCCTGCCAAGTCGCGGCCCCGCCCGGGGTCGGGACGCCGCGCCGGGTGAGCTCGCGGGCGATCGCGTTGCTGCTCTCGTGGCCGGCGGCGCGGATCTCAGCAATCACAGGCGCCAGGCCCTGGGCGTGGCGGGCGGCGATCGCGTGCCGCGCGGCGGCGGCCTGGCGGGCGTCAGGCACGAAGCCACGGTACCCGCCCAGCTTCTGCCCGCGGGCCTTCGCGGCCTGCAGCGCCGCCTTCGTGCGCTCGCTGATCAGGCGCCGCTCCTTCTCCGCCACGGCGGCGTAGATGTGCAGCATGAACGGGTCGACGTCGGCGCCGAGCTCGGTCACCACGAACGGGACCCGCTGCGCCATCAGGGTCGCGATGAAGGCCACGTCGCGGCTGAGGCGGTCGAGCTTGGCGACGACGACCGAGGCCTTCATCACGCGGGCAGCGTCGAGGGCGGCGGCGAGCTGCGGGCGGCGCTCGAGGGCGTCGTCGCCGGAGCCGGTCTCGACCTCCTCGTACTCGGTCATCAGGTCGGCCCCGGTGGCGGCGACGAATTCCCTGATCCGGGCGCGCTGCGCGTCGAGTCCGAGGCCGGACTGGCCCTGGCGCTGGGTCGAGACACGGTAGTAGGCGACGAGGCGGGGGGGTGTCATTTTTTTCGGAGGGGGGTGGGG